TCAATCTGTGTGTTAAGGCCCATTTGCTATCTGCTAATTTTGTGTAGTGATAAAATCTACCTGCTGTATCTTTACGGATGCTAGTTGCATTGGCCTCCCTAGTATTGAATGGCTTATTGCCTTTCTTAAACATGGTAGCAGCTGCATTTGTTTGCAGTAGGTTAGGACATTTCATGCCTTTGTTGAATGGCACATGACCTTTATAAAACCTGGTATGCTTACCTGCGTTTAACATTAGGGCCCGGTTAATTGCTTTCTTTGTCTTAGGGTCTTTCTTTATACCTCTGTTGTACGTTCTATTGTACACTTGGGATGCAGTCAACCCTAGATACTCACCTAACACCTTAGCAGGGATGTATGGGTATAGTATTTCTAGTATCTTATCTTGTCGCATACTTTCTCAATTACAAAGTGTCCGTAAATATGAGTTCCTGCTGCCCTGAACTGTTGGAGTTTCCAATGGCAGAGTGCTTTGGTAGGGAATTCATAGCTCTCTGCGAGCCGTCTTTCATAGAAGTATAGTAATCTGTACATGTGTTTTTGCATTTTAAGTATTCTAAATATAGGGAGGTATTAAAGGAGCCCCCTTTATCTCCTGCAAATGACTGCTTGGTCCACCATCTCGCCATCTCGGATATATCTCTATGCATCATACCTCCACTCATCCTCATCAAAATAATTCATAGGGTCCTGCATGTCTCTAATCATGTCAGTATCCTGGATGCACCAACCATGCACATCATCAAAGTCAAAATAAGCTACTTCAATTCCTATTGTTACTTGCATATCATAAAGATTAAAGTGTGATACATTGCTACCATGGTACCCACGACCACAGCAAAACTTGCTACTACATTAAATAGTTCTTTTTTCATCGGTTAGCGTTTAGAATGGTTAAAAAATCTTCAGTGTTATCTAATGCTGTCTGAGTCATTTCCTCAGTAGCTTCAACAAGCAGCTGCTCTAGGAATAAAGCAAGTACCTCTGCGTTGTTTTCATGTGTCTTGATAAAGTCAAGGGCTCTTTCAAACTGTTTCATATATCATTTTTAAGTGTTAATACCTTACAAAGATATATAAAGTTTCATATATGCAAAACATTTTACATAATTTTCCACAAATTTAGAATGAGTCTAAATAAGAAACAAGCCTATAAGCTGAATAATCACCGCAAAAATAAGGCTATAAGCTTAAGATATATTTTTCTTACGAGTATATAGGTACTCTTGATACTTGGTAAATACTAGATGATTTATTTTGTAGTGTTTTTTACAGTCTTTACATAGTATCCAATGGTGTACAGTACCTGCAGCTGTGACTACTTTCTTATTGTATTTTATGTTTATTCCTGCACATTCAGGACATTCATATTTTTCACCTCCGTATTGGATGGCATAGTTATGGTTAACAATGGCATAGCTATTGAGTTTCTCAAATACTGCCTCCAATACCTCCACATCCATCTTACAATAGGTCACCATCTTATCAAGTGCCTCCTGATCTTTGCGAAATACTATATCTTTCCATAGGTCAAGCCCTCCTGTCTCCATCTTAGCACCTACCTTGAGTAGCTTAGCTATGTAGTCAAGCTTGTTGCTATTAAAATTAAAGTACTTTTTAGCCCATTTAAGAGTGTCTATGGTCTTAGGTGATGGCATAAACTGAATGCCATGGAATAAAGCCCTTGTGCGTATCCATTTGAGGTCAAATCTATCCCCATTGTGAGCTACAATTTCATCTGCTTGAGCTAGAACCTTGACAAATTTCTCAATCATTTGCTTATCACTCTGACTTTTGGACCATGTTAGGCTGTGAATTTCATCCTCACCCTCCCATTTATAGCAGATGCAGATGATTGCACGTTCATGAATGATATCCTGAGGTTGGATACTTAGGTTGTATCCTGTCCTCCAGAACACACCGACATTGAAAGAGGTCTCAATGTCGTAAAAAAGTCTTTTTCTCATAGCTTAAATAGCAGGGCAATCCTATCTAGCAGCCCCTTTTGTATTAGAAATCTTAGGAGTATCCCTAGAATAAACGCAACAATCATAGGCCACCATAGTATTTTGTACTTTACTACCTCTTTAGCTTGAGCAGTTTTGTAGATAGTCTTACCTCGTATCCTTTCAACTTTGGTTTTATATCTATACTCAATCCTTGTTTGCCATCTAGTCTTAGGTACGTACACATTATTGAATTGTATCACCGTATCCTTAGTGGTGTAGAATTTCTCGTATACAATAGTATCATTGAATATCACCGGGATGCTGTCAACAGTTGTTATCCGGATGGTATCACTGTCCTGTACTACCTTAAGTCCGTTTTTTAATGCTTTCTTATAGTGCCATTGAGCTCTCTTAGGAGCTGAGCATGATACAATGAGTATCAATATAGGTAGTAAATATCTCATAGGCTTTGTAACATCTTAATCATTCGGGGGCATGGGTAAATATCTGCCTTGTCTTTTCTCACACTGTTGTGCGTGTAGATCCCTGCAGTACCTTTGAATGCCTCTTTGTCAATGGCAAATATCTCTGACCGGTAAGTCTTAGGAATGTCGTATGTATCACACAGGTACTCCACCAACTGCCGAGTGCTTTCAATCTGTTCATCCGTATATTTGTACCAATGGATATTACCCTTGTATGGTGTATCTAATGTGGTTACCATTGACGGGTCCACTACTCCCTTAACATAGTTGTAGTACTTACCATCCTTGAGCTTCAATGGTCCCCAATTACAAACCTCAATACCTACTGAAAGTTTATTTAAGTTTTGATACTTGAGTCCATGAGCTGAGAAGTCCTGACTATCTATGCCCAGGTGATAAGCCCAATGCTTAGAGCTGAAGCACTGTACTATTGTACCTCTTTCACCTATTACAAATGCAGTAGCAATCCTATCTGCATTGCTGTTCCACCAACGTGATACAGCTACGGCATTACCATTGCCTGCAGTATGGTGTAGATAGATTTGTTTTTTCTCAGACTCCTCATGGAAGTACTGAGCATTAGATAGGCGTTCCTGTAATATCTTGCTTGTGTCTAATTTCATCCACCTCTTTTTTAATATCCTTAGCTCTTGAAAATAAGTTTTTCATTGCCTGCCATAAGTCAAGGCCTTTCACTGCTTTGTAATTCTCATTGATACTCATAACCTCTATTGATACCAGGATGAGTGCAAGTACTTTGGTAAGCAGTAACTCTACAGAGAAAAAATGCAGGATGATACCATTCAAGATGAACTTATCAATCATGTAGAACATGATAACGGTTACCTCATAAAGTAACATCTTGCTAATGATTGCAGATAACCCCCTGCTTGTGATTGGCACCTTGCGTTTCATGCTCTTCCATACCCCTGTGATAGTATCAAGTAAGATCACAAAGCCTACTAAAAACAATAGCCCTGAGATAGGCATTAAGAATGCAGCAATGGTAGCAGTTAGCTTGACCCAATTTGCCTGCATTGTGGCTAATAGTATGGATAGCTGTGACTTCACAAGATTAAAATGCTGTTATTGTATCCATTCTCAAGGAAGTTACCACATAACCCTGTGCAGGTATCCTGCCATTGAGTAATACATGAGCAGTTTTGAAACATTGGTCTGAGGTCAGTATCCTGATTAGCTGTAGATATGAATATAGGGAACAGGTTTTTGTTAGCTAATAGCCATCTAATTAGACGTTGCTCAAAGAAACTAGCTTTCTGTGCATAGTGTTCCATCCCAAAAGCTACCTCATTCCTAGATACGCTTGCAGAATAATCACCGTTTTGAGTCTGAAGTCCTTTGTTTTTTAACTGATACGTCAATCCAAATACAGCATCCTCTGCACTTCTCCATGCAATGACCGGCTGAATAAACTCAACTAGGTCAATCTCATCAGGTGTAAGTGTCTGATTGTTGTATGCTGTTAGCAAGTGATTGTAGAACGTAGTACCTAAGATAGGTTGAATTCTCAATGCACTTTGAGTTGCTATGTATGGGGTTACATCAGTCACATCCACATTAGCTGTGATGGGTGTGTTAGTCTTAAGGTAGGTTTCAGTGATAAAATATAACATCAGATTGCAGGTGTTTGTGCTGCTGCAGTTGCAGCTGCTTGTGTAACATCTCCACCCTCTACAGGAGGCAATG